GTTCCTTTCTTATTTATCGCTCCATTTTGGAAGTATAAATACTGTCAATTATGAATAGCGAGTTCTTCGAAAAGTTGTCCCAGAATCATCCCTTCATTACTGTCTGTAGTTACAGTGGACAGGAGTTTGTGGGCATCATTCAGAATCGTGATGACACTATAACGACATTCTATGACTATGGCAGCATTGTTCATCCAGAGATGAAGGCGGCATTTTTAGAATTAGCAGACGAGTGGTGGTGGAACAGTAATCGTATGATTCCTATCCACCTATTTTTACGCGACGACTGGATGCCGTTTAGGCCGTTCTTGAAAACATTCAACAATAAGGGTCTTGAAATTCTTCACGGACCAGTCACATCGATGAATGAATTGACCAAGAAGCGAATCAAGCGTCGGTCGATAACTCTTGTTCAGAAAATGCGCTAGGATTCTCGTCGTAGAGATTCATATTGACAACTACCAACTGAGCATAAGCAATACTATGGCTCTTTTTAAAAGCGTATTGGTCACCATCTTTATCCCAGATACTCTCACTAACTTCTCGCCATGTCTTGCCAATTAGATGACGTTTGCCAGGTCTGATGAGTGCCAAGAACATTGCCATACGAGGTATGCTATCAATCGGTTCAGGCATACGGCGCATTGTATCATAGTGCTTGTGTATGTGGATCATCTTTTCCATGATTGTTCTATCAGTAAGCATTGACCAATCTGGCTCTCTCATCAATTCCACTAAGTGCTCTTCGCTCTTAACCATTGAATATAGATTTACGTTGAGTAAGTCTATCTTGATATACCCACGTTCTTCTGCTGTCCTATAGTCGATAGACGCAGTATTGGTAGATGGATCATATGGGATATCTGTAACATGTACGCCGGTGTTGTGACGCTTAGGATACTTACCGTCACGAATACTTGCCTGTGTACAATCAATTACGTCAATGATTTGTTGACGGTCAGCACAGTCAATATCGATGTCTGAATTGAATTTCATATGCCTGCTTGCTCCAATAATGTTTTCACTTCATTGACAGTAGTAGCATCTCGTTTGAATCTAATGCTCCACTGTTCGGGATTGATATAGTCGTATGTCATACCTAGTTGATCTGCGTTTAGTCCACTAAGAAATTTAGTGCCGCCGCTACTATTGAATAGTAGCCATGGTGAGATATGCCCTTGAGTAATTAGATGACACAGTTTGTTCGTACTGTACAATCTAAGCACGTCACCTAACTGAACATTTTCATTTTCACTTATAGTAAGTAGTGTTTCGATACTACGCTTGACAGCATCCATGCTATTCTCAAGTTTGAGATACTCAACTAAATATTTACCGTAGTGACGATCACTTGTCCAGTTATCGAGTGCTACTTTCTCCCTGATGTTCCAGTCTAAGTAAGCAAGAGGATTTATTACTTTGGCGTCGATACAGTACGTGCCGTATTTGATGAATCCGCTGTAGTAACTACTCTTGGTGAATTCACGATAACTTTTATCTTTCTTGGTCGGCTGAAATTGATTGTAGAACTTTGTCCAGGCAGCGAATGCGATTCTATTTGCCGGCTGAGTTTGAGCATCCCATCTACGTTTTTGTTCACATAGATGAGTTGCTAATGTTGATTCACGAACGAATGTGCGTCCGCAATGTTCACAACCGTAATCAGTACCCCGACTCTGCTTCATATTTGTCTAATTCTGCTGATGTTACTATCTTGCTCAATGCTCTAATGTCATCGATCTTCATGTCAGGATACAGTTCACTTAGTCGATACTGATGATTTTGTTCTGTCACATATGCTTCGGTGATTAAGGTGATATCCTCTTTTGAAGCACCCTTGTAAATCTTTTCGAAGTATTCTTTAGCATCTTTCTTAGTCGCCTTGACTTTCAATTCACCGAACTTAGCGTTCAAGTGTGGTATCCACTGATGAAATTGTTTGCCCATACCTGGACTTGCAGCACATAGCATCAACCACTGTAGTTCGGGGTGTTGAGTGATACGCTCGTTGAATAGGTACTTGTTTGCTGCCGCATCTGTACTCATTGTATAGTACGCACCTAGAACACCACCGGTATTGACCGCACTCATCCAGTGCGTCATCATATAGGGCACAAACTTTTTCTGCTGTTCTTCTGTTAAGCCGGAGTAGTAACCGTAATCTTTACGGTCAAGTGCTTCTAGGGCCTTGAATATATCAAAGTCAGTATTCTCAAATTTTTCATCTACTGGTGTTGCTGGTTTACGAGTTGCCATTTTTCATTCTTCTCTTTTTAGATTCAAGCGACGATACTTGAACATATTGCCATTGTTCTACTGGTATATTATGTTCTATCATATCATTTTTCATTGACCAGAACAAGTCTCTTTTTATTCTTTTGGAGTTACCGAGTAAATCAGTGACCGTGACTTGATTACTTGATGCTTTGCTCCATTTCTCACCGCCTTTATTTTCTTTCTTTATAGCAATTAGATGTCTTTCTTCTTTTGTTAACTTGCCCAATGTGTTGGCGTAGTGTTGTTGCCAATATTCCGGAGTCTTATCTCCAAAGTTTTTTTCTACCATCCTTTTGCCTGACTCACGTTTACTTTGTGTACCAGTATCAGTCATGTTATATTTTTTACCGAAATTTCGAGAATCTTTACCGAATTTTCCTTTGTTAGGATAGACGCCAGTATTGCCGCCATCAAGTCCATCTTCCGGCTTAGCATTTGCCCATTTCTTAGACTCAACTATATGATTCTCTTCTGAAAACTTAAGGGCATCTTTTTGTACTTCGTGCGGACAATAATACCAGTCGCTCACTAATAGAGTGTTGATATTTTCTTTACCATACTTCTTAATTCTATCTTTCCATATTTTACCAGAGCCTGGATAGCGTTCAATATCATCAACTGTACTTTTACAGAAATATAGAATACCTGCTAATTCTTTTACTATAAGTCTCGTCGGACGGAATCGTTTAATTGCGTCCTCTGTTATTACTTTTGGCTGGTATGTATATCGTATCATTTTATTCTTAGAAGGATTGACCAAAATCAACTAACTCACAATTCTTGCTAATTTCTTTAACAAAGTATACACACCTAGGTGAAGGACCATCGTCAATTGGTACACATAAGAACTGACCGTTCTTCAATCTAGGAGCGTACCATGTTACATCGTGATACACGTCTAAGATTTCAATGTCTAAGAAACTAGGTCTGAATCCGTTGATGGGATTGAACTCGAATGCTTTGAAGCCACGATCATTGATTGATGTTAGTGGTAAGGTTTCTAAGTCGCCTAAGTCTGGCTCACCGATTAGAATTTGCCAGTCAAGTGGCATTTTGATTGTCTTGTTGCCGATACGTAGGACAAGTGCTGGTGAGTTGAATGACTCCAAGAAGATGAGTGGTATGTAGAAGTAATCGACCGAGCTTGGGTTAGAGTTGTCTAAGATAGCGAAACGTAAGTCTTCGATCTCTTCTGGTAGAGTACTCAAGTCATACTTGATGTTGTCGAGTTGTAAAATGTTCATACGTTATTATATCACTTATAGTTTAATTTTTCAACGGTAAATGGATAGTTTGCTTCTTTATAGAAAGCCTTTCTCGTCGTTAGATGACGCTTAGAAAATTTACACGAACTCGTGAAATCCCAAATTTGAACGAAATCTTTATCTTGTGCTTTACGAATACCTCGGCCGATTGACTGAATGACTCTAACGAAACTCTTGCCCGGTTCGATCATTACTAAGTTGAAGATTCTCGGTATGTTTAGTCCCACGGCGGCAACTCCGTATGTAGCCACGATAATCTTCTTTTCACTCGTCGCAACTTCGGCATACTCTTCCTTTCTATCCGCATTCTTCATATTGCCACTAACGAACACACTACCCGGCAGTCGTTCAACAAGAGCGTGACCGGCTGCCACTCTGTCTACCAAGATCAGTGTGTTGCCAGTTTCGTTGATTTTTAGCGCCGAATGTGCTATGACATCAAGACGAGCATTGTTTTCAAGTAAATACTTGAGTTCACTTTGATAGTTTGAAAATTCTAACCCATCTTGTAGTTGTATGATGTTCACGTGACACTGTGATAAGACACCCTGATCTTGAAGTTGACTTGCTGACAGTTTGTGTATGACAGGGCCGATTGTACAGAATAACGCTTGAGCGGCGAATTGTTCTTTCGGGATTGTGCCCGTCAAGCCCCAGCGAATAGGGATTCTACTCATTACACCCGAGAGTAGTTCTTTGAGTGAATCTGCTTTTGCTTGATGTGCTTCGTCGATGATTACACATACTACGCCCTCGATGAAGTCCATGATTGTATCTTCCACTTCACCCGACTTTGTATTTTTGAGTAGTACGCCCAGTGATTGCCATGTACAGATTGTGTGGGTTTTGCCCCAGTCTTTTCTGTCGCCGAAGTACACGCCTACATCTAAGCCTAAGTTGATATAGTCTTCTTCTGTTTGTGATACAAGTGACTTGTTAGGCACGATTACGATTGAACGTCCCATCTGTTCTACAGACAGTGATAGAGCGGCAGTCATTAGTGTCTTGCCAGCGCCTGTTGCTACTTCTTGTAAGCACTGTGGGTTAGTGAAAAAGTTATTGACGATTTCTACTTGATAGTCACGTAACACCACTGGCTGACCAGCTGCCGGATGATCAGTTGGCCATAGACGGTCACTGAAACTGTTTTCGTCGATTTCATTAAACGTGAAGTTCGTTTGATAATCACGAATATCATTGAGTTCGATATCATAGCCCTTACTGTCTAAGTAAGGAATGATCTTATCAAGCAAGTTGACGTAACTCGAACCAGCAAGTGCGAAGTACGAAACTTTACCATTCCATCTACCAAGTCTAACAGATGGTAAATAACGGGCGCCCGGGACTTCGAATTCGAACATCTTTACTAATGCTCTCCTGTCAACTGGATCGATACCATCTAGAGTGACGTTGACTT